AGATGCGGTTGATTTTGATATTGTGCAATGAATTCTTTTGCACCCTTGATAGTTTCATGCTTGTATGGTGTTACATTCTTACCATCAAGAGTCTTCCATCCAGTTTCTTTCTGGACAGGAACATACAAAGTCGGTGAGTACTTAACTTTGTGGTTAAGTCTCTCACCGTTCTTGTATTCTCGTACAAGGATTTGATTGCCCCACTGGACAACATTAGTGTAAAATCTCATAATATAGTTATATCACCCTTGTATGATATTGTCAAGAGAAAAGCGTCAGTTGTGTATCATCTTGAAAATATTTGTTAATCATCTCTAGTCTATCATCTGCGGCAGCAAGTTTGTTGAGTTCTTCAATAACTGCCTCTGTGATATCAGAGTGTTCACCAATACCTGCTGGCATAGTTTGGTAAACTTTAATGTTTGCAATATGGGTTGCGACTTCTCCCTCTGCCTGTTTTCTGGCAGCGGTCATAATATATTCGCCTGGTTTCATTGTCATTTTTATTCACCTTCTTTCTTTTTCCCAATATTATATTTTGTCTCAAGTTTCCAATCACCCTTTTCCTTGAAACTGATTACTTTTATTTGAGACAAGGGTGCTGCCTCAATCTTAGTTGTTCCCACAACATCTACCAATCCCCAATCTGCTAACAGATTAGCGATAGTGTTCCTTCTTGCAATATCGTTTTCAGACAGGTTGGTATCTTTACCGTCTAATGCAAATAATTCTTTGAAATGTACGATGTAATATTTACCTTGCTTGTGTAAAATATGGCAAGATTGGAAGAGTGTTTTATCTTTGCGAGAAGCAACTCCAATGCGAGACAAGGTTTCTCTAACCTTGAGGAAATCGTCTGGTTCGTTCAGACGTACTTCCAACATCTCCTCTGGACTCCACGATGCGTCATTCATTTTCTTCCACCTTTATTCAATTTACTTTTTATCATGGCGATTTGTTCATCATCTAAAACATCTAGAGCGGACTTTGCCTTCTCGTTACTGTATCCGAAATATTCTTTTACATACTCTAAGTTCTTAGACTTCTTCGCCTTCATCCAAGGAGCATATCTATTCATACTCCTTAGACTATTTAGTAAAAAGTCATATTGCAGTTTATTGTCTAGGTGGTGCAAACGATTTATCTCATTTACGATTAGACACTCTTGCATACCTGTGGGTGCAAGACATTTGTTGATGATGAAAGCAGGATACTTCTTTTCCCACATTTCATCTTCCCCTTCCATGAGGTTTTCTTTTGTCTTATTGATAGTCTTGATGTATTCCTTCAGTTCATAACTCATTTGAACTGCACCGATGTCATCATTTCTGTGAGGCAAGCCAAGAGATTAATTTCTTGGTCAGCGACAAAGGCAGACTTATAAGAATAATCCCCAAGTATGAGAACACAGTGAGGAATAGCGCTGTCAGATACATTACCAGATAAAGTATCATAAATCCTACGATAAATCCTATGAGGGTCATTGTCCAGATTATGAACAACCCACTCTCTACAACTTTTGAAGTCTTTATCTTTAATAAATGACACGAGCTCTTTGATACTAGTGTCTGATAGATTGACGAGGATTCCAGCATCAATAGAGCCTGTTGCAGAGTATCTTTGTAGTTCGTTGAGACATCTTCTCCAATCTGGAAAAAACTTTCCGATAACATCTGCCACCACTTTTTGATTGTATGTAACATTTTCTTTCTCCAAAATGTCTTGAACACGTTTCATAAAGTTCATCGCAAGTTTAGGTTTCTGTTCGTTTGGAATACGAAACTCAACCGTAGAACAACGACTGTGAAGCGGTTCAATAATACGATTTCTGAAATTACAAGTCAGAATGAAACCACAGTTTCTACTAAACTCCTCAATGAAACCACGCAGTGCTGGTTGTGTTGATTGTGGATTTAGATAATCTGCCTCATCCAGAATAACGTATTTACGTTTACCATCCATCGAAACGGTAGACGCAAAGTTTTTGATTTTAGTTCGTAGAGTGTCGATACCAGATTCTTCTGAACCGTTTATCATCATGTAAGTGCAACCAATCTCTTCTAACATTGCTTTTGCAACGGTAGTTTTACCAACACCAGCAGTACCAGTAAGTAAGAGATTTGGAATCTCTTCATTTTCTACGAATTGTTGAAACGTGCTTTTTAGTTCATTTGGAAGTATGCAGTCCAGAATAGTTTGAGGACGATACTTCTCTACCCATAATATATCATTCATATTAAGCAGTCTCTAGTGCAATATAATACTCAACATCCTTATTGACGTTTTTGAAACGAGATATACCTTTTTGAGATACTTCCACTTCATAATCACCAGACAAGAGTTTTAGATTTTCTACCTTGAAATAGAACTTCTTACCTTTTGCTGGACTTTCTGCACCGACCTCAATACTAAAACTGTTTGAGGTATCATTCTTACGGTCACTTACTCTCAAGTCCATGATACTGTCTTCACCAATATCAAGAACCATATCAGGCACACCAAGAACTGCAGCGGCCTTCAATACTTGATTGAATGTATCCTTTGTCAAAGTAAAAGATGCATCGACAGAAGGCATAGTGATTTCTGTCTTTGGTGTAGTTACCACAGATGGGTCAGAATAGAAATAGGTCAAGTCTTGACTACCCTGTGCAATTCTAACACTCTGGTCATTGAACGTAAGTTCTGGGTCATTAAAAAGAGACAGTGCAGACAAGAACTCATTCAAGTCATAGATTGCAAAGTCTGTATCAAATGTGTCCGACACTGTTGCAGTTGATACAATGTTTTTCATTTGAGACATTGTTGCAATCTTGTTGCCTGGACTCACAAGAAGGTTCGCATTGATAGTCGCATAGTTCTTCAATACTTCCTTCGTATCATTACTAAGTTTCATTTAATTATTCTCCGTGTTATCGTGATTGTGTAGTGCCATTATACCATAATGAATCACTTTTAGCAAGTCTTTTCTGTTCTTGCCGTCCTTTTTTCCGTATCGTTGTGAATACTTTAAAATATTCCCAATACAGAAACCTTCACCATGTCCACTGTCCATGATAAATTCTGTTGCTTGAAATTTGTTGTGTGAGTAGTGTGCGTTGTAAGTACCATTAATGTACTCTTTTAGTTCATCCAGAATTTTATCTTCTGAATATTTGTAATTTATTTTTGTCACAAGATTCATCCTATAATAAGTGTGAGGGGGCGAACCCCCTCACGGTTTGACATTTAGTATGCGTACTTTGTACCAAGTACAGACGCAATACCAGCAGCAATGATTTCCTTAGAAGGAGCACCAAGTCTATATGCAACACCTTTTGCAGTGCTGTTAGTATAGATGCAGTGACCTTCACTCTTTAGAGTGTCAATCATTTTAGTTGGTGACACAAGGTCAAACCTTTTTCTCAAGGTTTTCCATGTCACGTTTTCGCCTTTAGACAAAAGATTAAGAACCTTTTGCTTTTTACTAAGTTTTGGTCTACTCATATTTACTCCATATTATTGTTAATGATTCACATCATATCAAACAAAACCCAAAATGTCAAGGGATTTATTTAACCGCAATCAACTGAGGCTTTTTCTCTTCTGGTACGATTCTTTCTAGATTGATAGTCAACATACCATTTTTGAGTTCAGCACCCTTTACAATGATGTCATCAGCAAGAGTAAACTTTCTAGTGAAGTTTCTCTGTGAGATACCCTTATAAAGAGTATAGTCATCAGTTGCACCAGTATCCTTATCCCTCAGTGATTTCACTGTAAGAACACCCTCTGCGACTTCGATTTCAATATCTTTCTTATCGAAACCAGCAAGTGCCATTTCGATTTCAAACTTGTAATCTTCTGTCTTTTGGATGTTATAAGGTGGATACCCTGTTGATTCTGCCTGATGGGTTACATAATCGAACAGTCTGTCGAATGTTCTATCAAAGCCCACGGCATAGGGTGTCATGTGATTGTAGTCAAACGCCTGAAGGGCGTTTCTAAGTGTGCTTAAGTTTGTCATTTCATATCTCCTTATTAAGCAAGATTAATAGATGTAGACCCTAATGGCATCTACACCTATATTTATATGGGGATTGAAAACCAAATTTCAACCCCCACACAAATTCTTTTTTAGGCAGCTTCTGCGTACTCAAGTGCCTTATTGAGTGCATTCAGTTTCACCTTACGGTTACGTCCGTACCAAGAAGAAACCATTCGTGAGTCACCCTCACGACCTTGAAGGTGGTCTGTCATGTAAGTGACAGTATTGAATGCCTGCCAGAAAGAACCTTCTGCAAAGTTAGCACCAGGCTGTGTCTGCAAGTTCTCCATAGCGAGTTTCGCATTTCGTGAAGTGAAAGGAAGAACACCGTCTACCTTTTCTTTCGCAGGCGTACCAAATACTTCATTGAAGTACTGAACAATGTTCTCACCAGTGTATGGTTTTGAACCAAGAAACTCTGCCATTGTCTTGTACTGGTCAAGTTTCTCACGGGCGATACCCATTTGTTCTTTAACTTCAGCAGCATCAAATGCTTTTCTGTGATTAACAGTCAACATCTGGTCACTGTTTTGTGACAGAGACAAAGTAAGAGTATTGTTACATACCACACGAATTGGTGTCATACGAATGTTAATCGCCTTACCAAACTGATGTGGATTGGTGAACAGAAAATAGTTATCTGTTTGGTCACCATTGAACAACTCAAAACTGTCTTTGGTTTTTGCAAGAGCCCAAACCATCTGACCATCTTTAAGAGAACCAGCGGTGTGCATTTCCATGTCACCAGCATTTACATACTCTTCAAAGAAGTTGAATGCTTCTGAGTTCTGCACAGGATTCCATCCTGTTCCTACAACGTCAAGAATAGAACCGTCACTTGAACGAACAAGTGCTTGTTTATTCTTTACCTTGATACCACTTCTAGTAAGGATATCTTCTTTTTCGACAGTCCAATCAAGACCTGCCTTCACCATGAATTGTTCTGGTGTTAAATCTGCTGGAACTTTTGTACCAAGTCCATGCCATGGAACGTCACCGACATATGCCATCTGAGCGTTTCCGTTTACAATTTCAAGTTC